AGCTGATGCATATTTTAGTGTTTACACTGGGTCAACCGCAGGAGGACATGATTTATCATCATTCTATGTACTTAACATTAATAGAGCTAGATATAAAGAAAAATTAGATCCAGGAAATATACAAATTGCACTATCAGGTTCAGCTGGATATATTTCATTAATTGATGATTCAGGTGGAACTGGCGAAAATGTAACAACTGCTGGTAGAGTTTATAATATGGTTAGTGGTGCATTGAATATTGGAACATCCTTAACTGCATCAGTAGCACAAGTATCAGATACTTACACACAACAAGGATATGGTTTATTCTATCCTGATATGGGTATTATCTTATTAAACCCAACTGCACTTTCAGCATCAGTTGGTGGTGAATTATCAGCAGCTGCTGGTTCAACTACATTAAAATATCATCAATCAGGTTCGGTATCTGGTTCATTGAAATTGTACGATGCACTAAAAAGAGGTGGTGATTTCCAAGCTCGTAGAACTGAAAATGTTTCTACATCGCATTACTTTGTAAGAGCAAACAATAGAGAATTTAACTTCTCTAACAACCCAACATTCGTAACTGGTTCAGTAGGTGCATTTGTACAACCGTTGTTCGAAAGAGACCCGCATGTGTATATTACAACTGTTGGTTTGTACAATGACGCAAACGAATTATTAGCGGTAGCTAAAACTTCTAAACCAATTGCTAAATCATTTGATAAAGAAGTAGCTATAAAAGTAAAACTTGATTTCTAATAACATATTCCTTACGGATGCTACCGAAGGACACCCCCGTCAGAAATGGTGGGGGTTTTTTATTTCTTTATATTTATATATGATATGTTAAAAAGAATACCCAAATCCGATATTAGTATTAGGCCTTTCAAAGCCTACAAAGAATGGAACTTTTCTAGTGGTTCTAATGAAATAGATTTATTAGAAGCTAATGAAAATTCATCTACATTATCTGGATTATATCCACAAAATTCTATATACGGTCAATTAAGAGCACAATTTTATAATGGAAATGAAGATAACCCATTTTTAAGATTTGGCTCCAAAAATAATACATACGAAATCTCTAATTCGGGTAGAGATAGATTTTTAAGTGGTTCCGCAAAAGTAATATCTATTCCACAAATATATGTTGGAGAAGGAATCAAAAAAGGTTCAATCAATTTATTAGATAATGGTAAAACATATATAGATGATACCTTTGGAAATTTAATAGATTCTGCGGGAGATACTATTACTGTAGTATCTATAGATATTCAAGATAATGAAATTATATTTACAGATTTAGCATCTGCTGCGTATACTGCTTCTTTTCAATTTATGGGGTTTGATATAGAAGACAGTATATTTAATCTAACATATAACGGTATAAGTTATGATATGAATATTGTTAGTTTTAATATTGAAAGTGGTGTAATGATAGTAGAAAATATACCATTTTTATCAGGCGCAGCAGGAACAAATTCAATTGGTAATATATTCTATACCCAAGGGTTGATTGTAATCACCCGAGCACTCAATGATGTATTGATATCTAATTGGGACTTATCATTCAAATCCACCAAAACAATTTATGAGCACGAATATCTATTGATTGTTAATGAAGATGAATTTAATGTTTCACAAAACCCATCCGCCGTTGTAACGGAAGGTGGTGAATATACATCATTTGTAGATTCTTCTGGAAATACACATAGAGTATACTCTAAACAACCTGTTAAGTACATTCGTAAAAAATCTATATTAGAAAATGGAAATACTTTGGATTATCGTTATACATCATCTGTAAGTTCTTCTACTCACTTTGCAGGATTTGAACATTATGATTTAAGTAGTTCTATCGATTCAACTGGTTCTTTCTTAACACCATTCATCACAACAATTGGTTTATACGATGATAATTGTGATTTAGTTGCGGTAGCTAAACTTCCTCAACCAATTAAATCGGAAAGAGATATTCCTGTAAACTTTATTATACGATTTGACACATAATCTTATATTTATACTTAAAATACAAAACAAATGGCAACATTAGAAGAATTATACAAAACCCAACAATCGGCACTAGGTGTTGATAAAATTTCATTTGAAGCTGGAAAGGCTGCAAACACTCCATATTCTACAAATGATTTGCAAAAAGCAGATGAGCAAGTTTTAACTGCTGCAAAATTCAAAACAGGTAGAGGTGGTGAAAAAACCTTTGCAAAGTATTCGGATTCAGTAAAACGATAATTTTTAATGGCTAAAAAAGTTATAAAAAAATCTAAAAGTTGGGTTGGTAGAAAACACGGATTTAAATCTGGTCTTGAAGAAACTATTTCAAGTCAAATTAAAGAAAAGGGTATCGATGTTAAATATGAATCTGAAAAGATTCCTTACATCGTACCCGCTTCAAACCACACTTATAATCCTGATTTCAAATTACCTAATGGCATTTTTGTAGAAACTAAAGGTAGATTTGTTGCAGCTGATAGGAAAAAACATCTATTAGTTAAGGCTCAAAATCCAAATTTGGATATAAGATTCGTATTTTCCAACTCAAATAACAAAATCACAAAAAACTCTAAAACTACATACGCAGATTGGTGTGTAAAAAATGGGTACAAATACGCGGATAAAATCATTCCAGAAGATTGGTTTTAAAAGACTTGGAAATATAAAATATTTATACTATCTTTGATTTGTGTTGAATCAAACTGATAAAAATCTCGTTACAACCACACTATCGAATGTGTTGGGTACATATAATTATTTGAAAGGTAATGAATTGGCCTTTTATTGCCCTTTTTGTAACCACCATAAACCCAAATTACAAGTAAATACTGAAACTCAAAAGTGGCATTGTTGGACTTGTAATAGTGGTGGTAAAAAATTAACATCATTACTTCGTAAATTGGATGTGGATAGAAAAACCATATCAATAATTAGAGAAATATACGGAGATAGTAATTGGACACCACAACAAGAAGATGCAGAAACTCGAGTATTTATACAACTTCCAAAAGAATTTATTTCATTAGCAGAAGAACCAAAAGGATTCAATCCAGAATATAAACATGCTATGTTCTATCTTTCTCAAAGAGGAATTGGTATGAAGGAAATTGTTAAATACAATATTGGTTATTGTAAAGATGGATTGTATAGTAGAAGAATAATTATACCATCTTATAGTTTAGAAGGTTCACTAAACTATTTTGTTTCTCGTTCTTATTATACAGATGAGAAGATGAAATATAAAAACCCACCAATCAGTAAAAATATAATTTGTTTAGAATCACAGATAAATTGGGATGAGCCAATTATATTATGTGAAGGTGTATTTGATGCAATTACAATTAAAAGAAATGCAATTCCACTTTTAGGTAAGTTTCCATCAAAACAATTGGTTGAAAAAATCTTTATGAGTGGAGTAAGCAACATTATTATATCATTAGATAACGATGCAATGACTGACGCATTAAAAGCTGCAGAATACTTTAGAAAAAATGGGATTCAAGTTAAAATGATGTATTTGAAAGATAAAGATGCCGCAGATATGGGGTATGAAAAATTCTACGAAGAACTAAATAAAACTAAAGAATTTACTTCGGAAGAATTACTATTAAATAAAATAAATAGTTTATGAGTAGATTAAAAAAGATTTATCATATTGCAGATATACACATCCGTAATGTGAAAAGACACAATGAGTATCGGCAAGTGTTTGAAAAAATGTTTGAGGAGATTCGTAAAAGAGGTACGGAAGATTCAATCATTTATTTAGCAGGAGATATTGCTCATGCTAAATTGGAATTATCTCCTGAATTGGTTAGAGAAATAAGTTGGTTATTTACCGAATGTTCTAAACATTGTGAAACAATTCTTATTACAGGTAATCACGATTGTAATATGAATAATTCTGATAGATTGGATGTACTTACACCAATTGTAGAGGCTCTAAATTTACCAAACTTCACATATCTCAAAGATACTCAAGTGTATGGAATTGGTGGGGTAGATTTTGGAGTATTTAGTATTTTTGATAGAAAAGAAAATTGGCCAAAAGGAAATACATTATCTTCTAATAAAAAGATTGCTCTATTTCACGGGCCAGTGGATAACTCTCAAACGGATATTGGATACACAGTTTCATCTCGTCATTTCACAACCGAAATGTTTGATGGATACGATTTAGCTCTATTAGGTGATATTCATAAAAGACAAACTATGATTTCACCAAGTGGATGTAAGATAGTTTATGCGGGTTCATTGATTCAACAAAACTTCGGTGAAACGCTGGATAAGCACGGATTCCTTGTTTGGGATTTAGATAGTATGAAATACGAAGAAGTTGATATTCAAAATGATTATGGATATTATACTATGGATGTTGATAATGGTAAAGTTCCTATTGTAACGGATATGCCAAAAAAACCTCGTTTAAGAGTTCGTTTATCTAATACCGATTCTGCCGATACTAAAAAAGTAATGGCTGAAATTAAGATGAGGTATGGTATTGAGGATTTCACAATTATCAGAACCGATTCTCTTTCTAAATCTAAAACAGGTGATAGATTAAATAAATTAGACTTTGAAGATATTTCGGATATCAATTATCAAAACTCACTTATAAATGAGTATATTGAAAGAATGATGCCATTTGTAGTTCCTGAAGATTTGAAAGGGCTAGAACTGATTAATAGAGATATAAATAGTAGAATAGTTCAAGATGATATCCAACGTAATATACAATGGAAACCAATTCGTTTTGAATTTTCAAATATGTTTAGTTATGGTGAAAAGAATAAAATTGATTTTACAAAATTAAACGGATTAGTTGGATTATTTGCTCCAAACGCGGCAGGTAAATCTTCTTTATTTGATGCGGTATCATTTTGTTTATATGATAAAAGCAGTAGAGCATATAAAGCATCTAATATTTTAAATAATCGTAAAACAGAATTTGATTGTACATTATATTTTCAAATAGATGGTGTAGATTATGGTATTCAGAGAACTGCTAAAACAATTAACAAAGGTAAAAATGTAAAAGTAGATGTTCAATTTTGGAGACAAGATGGTGATACTAAAACCTCATTAAATGGAACCGAAAGAAGAGATACAAACCAAATTATTGAACAATATGTTGGAAAATATGAAGATTTTGTACTAACTGCACTATCACTGCAAGGTAATAACGCTCTATTCATTGATAAATCACAATCGGAAAGGAAAGACCTTCTTGCTCAATTTATGGGGTTAACTATTTTTGATAAATTGTATGATACTGCAACCGAAGATATTAGAGAAGTTTCAGTATTGATTAAAAACTTTAAGAAAACGGATTTTACAACCGAACTTGCCGAAAAAGGTAAGGAATTAATTGAAAAAAAATCACAATTAAAATCATTAGAAACATTACTAAACAATAAAAATATAGAAGTAACTGATTTGAATGATAAAATTGTTGGATTAAGCAGAGAATTAACTCCTATAGATTCCAATTTAGATTTGCCAAAGTTAGAATTAAGTAAAACGAATTTAAAAACTCAAATAGAAAATTTATATAAAGAATACAATACGAAAGAAAATAAAATTATAGAATGTAGTACAATTCTAACCGAAGTTTCACATTCTTTGGTAAACAATAAAACTTTTAAAGTAGAAGAAGTTGATGTTGATATCGAAACTGTCTACTCAAAGTATATTAGTATTAAAAATGAAGTTTTAGAAGCGGAAAATTCTTATCAAAAACTAAAATATATAGAAGAAACATTGAATGAAAAGATTTTACATTTAGAAGAACATAAATATGACCCTAATTGTGAATTTTGTTGTGATAATGTTTTTGTAAAAGATGCAATTAACGCAAAAGATGAGTTGGTAATTTTAAAAAACAAATTAAATACCTCCAAAAATATTGTTAATTCTATTCAATTTAAATTAAATACATTAGATGGTGTAGATACACAATATAGTGAGTATAATGAATTAAAAAACACATATTCTAAAAGTAAAATTGTTTTAGAAAAAACAGAAGTTGAATTAGATGCTTTAAAAACTAAAGAACAATTATTAGAAAACCAATTAAATACTATTAATGAAAATATAAATAAGTATTATGAAAATGAAGATACAATTTCTAAAAATAAACAAATAGAAAGTGTAATTTCTGAACTAAATAAAACAAAAAATAATATTGGAATTGAAATTAATAAATTAAATAAAGATATAACAAATTT